AGTGATCGTCCGGTTAGCGTCGAAATAGAAGCGACTCTTCCCCACATAAGGGGTGAGAGTGTCTTGCATCGTAAACACTGCCGACACTCCAGGCGCACCAGTGCTGCCTTTAGGGCCTTGCACCGAAGTTGCGACCGAGACCGTTGCAGCTTTAGAAACTGCGACCGCTGCTTGAGCGTTCGCTTTGACGTTTACGGTCGTCACTTGACAACCTCAGGGGAAACATACACCGAACCTTCAGCGACGCGAAGGACAGGTTCTCCCCCGGCCGCATAGATTTCTAACCCCCACACATAGACGCCGCCGTCTAGCAGGCTGGTTTGGGCTGCTGGGATGGTGAATGCGACTGTGCTGGTGTTGGTAGTGATTGTTGGTGTGACGGTCACTATTGCGTTTGCACTTGCAGGGCTTTTACGGATTTGAAGTTTCCCGGTATAGCCGGTCAAGTTCATTAGCGAGCCGTCATCGTTTTTCACGACGATACTCAACCCGTTGAAAGTAGCCCCCGCTTCAATGTTTAGGTCAGTGATTGTCAATGCCATGTTTACGCTTCCCCCCGGAGTCGTCTAGTTATTTGAAGATGGTGCGGGCAAGTATCTCAATGATGAGAGCGACGCCCGCCGAAGCAACCGAAGCAACGCCAGTCATCCGCCACTTAAACTGCTCAAGGTCACGAATACGTTTCTCGTGGTCGAGGATGTTCCTCGTAGCCCATTCGACATGGGACGGGATTTTCTCGTTGAGTCGTTCTACCTGGCGGATCAGCTCGATAGCCCACCCTGGAATCTGTTCGTCAGGTCCGGTCATGGGTTAGCCAATCAATGCGGCAATCTCAGTGTCTGAGAGTCCGAGTTTGGCGAGCTTGCTGATTGCGGATGCCTTAGCGTCTAAAGCGGCTTGTGCTTCGGCATCGCGGGCAGCCTGTTCCTGGGCGGCAGCTTCAGCCTGTGCAGCGAGTTCAGCCACTTCGGCGTCAGTTAACTCGACCTCTAGGACTTCGCCTGTCTCGCAGTTAACTTCGATTCGGGTTGGATTAGCCATAAGTATCTCCTAGAAGTGGGTTAGGCCGTAGATGGAAAAGATGGAACCAATTTGGAAAGCAGTGGCGCTTGGTGCGGTTAGGGCGACGCTTGTGATTGCGGCCGTTCCTGACCAGCTGTTTGCGTGGATGCCTTGAATTGCCAATGCTGCGTTATTTTCGTAAACGCTATCTGCCGACCCACCCTTGATTCCTGTAGCGGAATAGTTGGGGATTATGAGTTGCGCTGATCCGAACGTGTTGGCGGTATCTGTTGAGCCTGTGCAGTAGCCGACAAAGAAGAAGTTTCCGCTGGCGCTAGATGAAGTAGTGCCGTTTCCTATTAGGCGACGGTAAGTGTAGTTGGTGGTTACTGCGTCGCCGTTGAACTGGGCCACAATAGTGTCGCCGCTACCTGCATAACCGCTACGGGCCGACGCCACGATTAGCAGGTCAGTGTAGGTTTGTGGGATAGAGCTGAACGTTACGGTGGTTGCCGTACTTGCAAGAGTTTGCGAGCTGATTAGAGTGCCGTACATGTTTAACCTGCAATCCCATAGAGCGCAAAAGTGCTACCAGCCGCCCAAGTATTGGCGCTCGCAAACTTAATGGTGACGGAAGTAATAGCCGCCGTTGAGGCCCAGCGTAGGGCCAGCGCCTCAGTTCCATTAGCCGTATTGTTACTGCGAGAAAGTACATTCTTATGCTTATCGGTAACGGCATAATCTAGGTAATCCACTACCGTTACATTGCGGTTTGCACTGCTCAGCGCGGTAAACCAGTTTAGATACAAAGTAGTCTGCCCAGTGGTACTGGAACTGCTAGCAGTTGACCCATCCCCAGCCATAGCAACGGCAGAATAATTTGCCCCCGCATCACCATTGATAGAACCAACGACAGTATCGCCAGTAGCGCTAGTCGCTGTGCCGTTAAAGATAAGACGCAGATCGCGGTAGGTTCCAGGAATTGAAGAGAAAGTCACAGATGCGGCGGCAGAACCGAGCGACTGCCAAGCGATAGGTGTCAGAGCAGTAGCCATTAAAGAACTCCATAAAGTGAGAAACGAGAGCCGATTTGGAACGATGCGGCGGCCAAAGAAGATAAAACAATCGAACTAACCGCCGCTGCCGACATATAACCACCAGAGTAAAGTTCGACATAGTTACCTGCACCGCCACCAACTGACCCATTCAGAGAGCGAAATACGGGATTTTTTGAGGTATTTGTGTAATCTAAAATGTCGCAAACAAGCGCACCGAAAATGCTTGCAGCCGCATTTGAACCAGCAGTATCACCAGGGGCAAGAGACGTTTGGCTTGCACCGCCTGTGGAAACAACCGATGTTCCCTGCCCATATAGTTGATGGTAACTATAACTGGCAGTTGAAACGCCATTGAAACGCATAGAAATTGTGTCTGTTGCCGCTGCCGAAGTCCTACTCGTCACCCTTAACTGAAGATGTTTGAACCCCTGCGGTATCGAACTAAACGTCACGGTAGTAGCAGTAGAAGCAAGAACCTGAGTGCTAATCAAAGTGAAATTGGCGCTTCCAGAAGAACCGCCCCAACCATAGGGACGGATACCCGCCCCGGCGAAAGTCGAAATTAGCGGACTCATTAGGCGAACTTCACCACCGAAGCAAACACCTGGTAAGTAGGGGTCGAGGCAGTCTTAGTGATCACAAACGAATAAACATCCTTCGCCGAAGCATTACCCGAAGTCGGCGCAGTACCGTTCAGCCAAAACAAGTTCGTACCAACAGTCAAAGCAACACCATCAACCTGGAAAGCATTCGCGTAGTAGGCGGTCGCACCGTTGGTGTTGCGGAAGACAACGGTTGTGCTTTGGCCCACAGGAAGCAGGCTGTTCAGCGTGGTGGTGCTGTTGCCACGGAAGTTCAGCGTAAAGTTGGCCGAAGCGTTGGTGGTGTAATACAGGTCTGCCTGAGTCGCCACATCGTAGTTGACGGTACCAGTCGCAGCAGTCGCACTAACAGTCGTAACTTCCTGAGGACTAACCAAAGTCTTGTTAGTCAAAGTCGCGGCACCCGAAGCAGTCAAACCACCAATAAACGAACGCAAATCAGTGACGTTACCCGAACTGATAGACGAAGCTGCGGCAGCCACAGCAACGTTACCCAAAAGAAGCTGATACACACCAGCATCAGTCTGAGTCAAAGTCGGAGCAACCGGAGAAGCAGCCGCAGTACCAGTCACAACCGCCAAAACAGCAGCATTCGTACTAGGGTCCAAGTTCAACACAACAGAATCAATACGAGGATTCGTTGCGTTAGCAGCAGCAATAGTCAAAGTCGCTACCGCATCACTCAAGAAATAGTGTCCACGGATCATAGCCTGACCCGCATTCACCTTCACATTCATGCCCGAACCATCACCATAAGGCATCAAAGCGTTAGTAGCCGAAGAAGCCTTCACACCCTCGCCAATGTTGCGTGCCCACTGAGAGAACTGGGTTACGCTCGTGTCAATGTTTGCGAATGGCCACGAAGTCTGCGCCATGTCATCTCCTTATTTGTAACGTTCAAGACTGTTCAACCGCGAAGCCAAAGCGGCCTGCTTATTCAAAATCTGCGACTCATAATCCTGCAACTTCGGCTCACCAACAGTGCAAGCCAAACGCACACCATCATCCGCAACCGAAATACCAACCTCAGTCACAATCGAAGCCAACTCATACGAACCAACAACCACCGTCACAGTGTCGCCAACAAAATAATGTTGACCAAACAACATGGTCTGATCATCAGAAGGCTTTACTGTTGCAGTGATTTGCGCCTTACCATCCGTAGCCAAAACCGAATCACCAGAAGTGGCCAACGCAGTAGCATCCGAAGTGTCACGCGAATCAACAAACGTTTCAATCCGACGACCCCACGAAGTCTCAGCCTGCAAAGATGTGTAAGACGAACGCTCCTGGAATACACGAGCCGTAGCGTCACCAGACCCGCCCACAATCGTGCGAGTAGTTTTCGGCTGGGCAAGGCTATAAGTCGTCTCAGTAACCTTGTTGTTCGCAATGTCCATACGCACATAAGACGATCGGTCAGTTGGCTGATACACCTTGAATTGCAAAGCCGAACCAGCCTGGACAATAGTGAAACCAAGTGTTGTGCCGGCAGTTGCGGAAGCATCCGCCAAGCCCTTCAGTAAGTCATACAAGACATCAAAACGAGCCGAACCCTTAACCGTAGCGCCACGGCTCAAAGACGTCTCCACAGCCAACGCAGCATTCTTACGAGCTGAAGGAGCAGTCGGACCAAAGTTGTCCGACACATACCCCTTCATCACATCCTCAGCCGCACCATTACGAACGTCATAAGCGGTGGTCTGCAAAGTGACATCAGCAGTGCTAGGTGTTGGATAAGCCAAACGGTCACGCAACAACACTGAGTCATCCAAGCCAGTAATCTGCGTAACACCATCAGGATCATCAACCGTCTGAATAGTCTGCAACCAAGTCGTAAACCCAGACATCCAAACAGTTCCACGAACCGTAATCACAACACCCGCACCAGGCTGCTTCAAAAGCAACTCCATCGGATGACCCACCGGAAGTTTTAGACTCCAAGTGCCAATACCGTTGAACCTTTTCACCGCAATAAACCCAGACAAATAGTCGACCGGGATTTGACCTACACGGTTCAAGCT